AGTTGCAGTTGTAGTTGCAGGCATTTTCGTAACAGTTCCAGGATCTATTGTAGGAAGGTTCGAAAGGTCGATGCCCAAAGAACTAGGGCTAGGCATCCCCTCTCTGTCAAAAACTAAGTTTCTTAAATTACTTAGATCTGGAATCATTCTTTGTCCTTTCTCTTTCTGCCCCAACTTTCATCGCGGCTATATCTTCTTGAGATCTTAATCTCTCTTCTTCGGATTGATCTTTCTGTTTAAGCTTAGCTTTGTCCAGTTTAATCCTTTCCTGTGCAATCATCTTATCATCTTCATTCTCTTTTGCACGAATTTCAAGTTCTTGTTGTTTCAAGGTTACAACGCCATCATCACCAGGAGAGAGTATCTCTTCTATTCTAGGCATGACCTGTTGCATCAATTCTAATTCTAGCTGTGCTTTCAAAGCTTCTTTTGCAGGGTTAGGTGGTGGAGGTGGTGGCATCATTCCGCCTTGTTGCATGCCTGGTATCTGTTGCTGCATTGGTTGTGGTTGTTCTGGCATTTGTGCATCGGCTTGATTCTGTGCTTCTAAAGATATGTGTTGGAATATGTGAGAAACCATAAGCGGTATTGTCGCTGGGTTAGTCATACCAGCACCTGACTCTAAGAAAGTAAGATGCACTTCTATGTGTATCTGATGCGCTTGATCAGGGAATGCCATGAGAGGTGCACCCATTAATGCGGCACTGTTCTCACTTGCTGGATCCATTGGAACGGGTGGTGGTGGATCTGGAGCAAACAATGCTTCAATATTTTCAGTACCTAACGCTTGATACATTCTTCTGTAAGCTTCCTTGATGTTGTGTATTTCAGGATTGCTTTGTACTAACTGTAGTTCTTGTTGTGCCAATGTAATACGTTGACTCATTGAGAAGAAGTTAGGATCACTGACAGGTATAACATCTACTCTATCATCGAAGTCCGTTTGTTTAATTTGTTGATCGCCACCTATAACTTGGTATGGGTAAACAGGTGGTAGATACTCTGCAAATAATCTAGTGAGTATTTTGAATTCTGTCTTCTGTGCGTAGTGTAATCTTTTGTGTACAGCGGACATAACTCTTGTGCCTTGCTCTAGCAAAGCCATAGTTGTGCCTACTGGCATTTCCTGATTACCTTCTCCCATCTGTAGGTTAGTGATAGATGCAAATCTTTGTCCTGCTTCTACACAAAATCCTAGCAGCTGTAGTAATGTTGCTGATGGTTCTTTATAAGGTAATGGTATGAGTGAATCTCTTAGTGCTCCGCCAGGTGCGTCTACGTCTCTGAACTCTCCTGGTTGTAATGGAGTCTCGTCGTCCCTGATTCTAAGTCCCCTGGCCTTGAACCCAGCAGGTAGATTTGCCAGCGTACCTGCATCGATCAATTGTCGTAGGGCTCCAGTAGCGGTTCGAGACAAACCGCCGATCATGTGTATTAAACCGAACCCATAGAACCCAAGACCAGGAAGAAACTTGTAGTGTACAAAGTATTGTATTTTTGTTCTAAGCGGATCGTTAGGATTATAGTTTCTTCTAATCGATAACACTTCGTTGGAAGCTCTGTCTACTGTAATGATGAAAGGTAAGTGGTAGCCATCTTCATCTTCAAAGCCTGGCATGTCCATGGATACGTGACATTCCAACAATTCGTACATCATGTCGTTGGTAGTAGCACTAAGTCCTTCTATTTCATCTTCTTTGTCTATGGTGTCACTGTTGCCTATATTTGTTTCAGCGGGTTGTAGTGGTATGTCTCTGTAAAATCCTGCAAGCTGTTGTGTCCTAATTTCGTTGTAGCTCATCTTGACTACGTGCGTCACTCTCTCACAGTTGGTTAAGTCACTAGCAGTGTAAGGAACTACTAAGTCTTCTACTGGGACAAACGTGCTGACTGCTCTCTGTTTATTTACATCGTAATAAACTTTCTTGAATGCTGTCCCTGCTAGGGGCAAATAGAACAATAATTGGTCCATTTCAGGGGTATATTCGTCCATTACCGTGGTTATTTGGTAATTCATGAACTCTTCTACCCTTCTTGCTTGATCCTCAGTTTCAGGGGTTTCAGCGCCCATAACCCTTGTTTTTACGGGTCCTTTGCTAGGTAATAGCTCTTTAAAAGCCTGAGCTTGGAATTGGGTCACGGATTCAGCGAGCATCGGATGAGTTACGCCTGATGCACCTGGAAAAGGTCTGTCTCTATCTTCATACTTGAAGCCAAGTAGATCTAANCCTTTTATATATGCATCTTCCCAATCATGACGACTTGATCTATCCTCTTCGTAATCAGAAACTAATTGGGACGCAAGTCTTCCTAGCTCGCTTTCGTCAATGTACTCCGCTAAGTTCGCATCAAATGGTGTGGTGTCTATAGCTTGTTCCGCATCAGGGAAGAAATCTATTTGTGCACCTTGGTCAGACAGCTCAACAGAGACGTCACTTTCACCCATTTGCATAGGTTCTTCGATTTCAACTTCTGTGCCGTCTTGTACTTCCAGATCAATTAGATCTGATAACCTTTCTATGTTGGTTGGTTTACTGTTTTCTGCCATTTACTTTTTGTGTGCTTTTTGAATTGCAAAACTTGCATTCATAGTCGCTCCTTTATGAGGAGCAAATTTACCTGTGTGCTTCATCAGTTTGTAGCTGCCGTTCTTTTGCTTCATCCAGTGATAGCCTTTAGGTGCTTTGACTCTCATTTAGTAAACGCCAGTAAATTTAGTGCCTCTCATTGCATCACCGCCGCCACGACTTTTGCCTTTCCCGTCTCCAGGTGAAGGCTTCTTAGAAGTTGTCATGTTGGATTGTTTTGCATAAGGAACAAATCCTTGGTCCTTTATTGTTTCGCCTTTGTCAGCCATTATAGTCTCCTAATAATATTCTCTAATCTGTCTCGGTTGATTATCCTGCAGATCATCGTCCGATTCTAAACCAATAAATCCGCCCTGTCGATAACGCATTAGTGCTTGTGTGGTTGAGTCTACTAAGTCGTCGTGATCTCCAAAAGGAAATGCCGCACATTCTTCTACTAATTCGTCTGCCCAACGTGTATCTGGTACGTATACCATTCCAGATTCTAACATTGGCGCAACAGCATTTACTCTTGCGACTTTATCTTGTCCTTTGCCAGGTGAGTAGTTAACCACAGGGATACCTGACTGACGTAATTCGTCCGTGAGCGGTAGACCACTGGCCTTGGCTTCTACAATAACTGTGTCTGGGTCCCAATATTCAAATTGTTTAAAGGCTTCTCTCTTCAACGTAGGGAAATCCCATCTACCTTTTTTAACATCCAGCAAGAGTAACGCTGGCCGCATAGAGTTAGGATCAGGATAGAACACGCACCATGTTGTAATAGCAGAAAAGTCAGAGGTTTCTTTCTTGGTATAAGCTGTATCGTACGACTGTATCACGTACTGCATTTGTGGAACTTCTTCCTCTTCCCACTTTTGCCACCATTCACGTTTTAATATGGCTCCTTCTTCTGATGTAGGATTCTGCATCCACTGAGCTTCCCATTTGCTTACAGGGATAGAGGCTTTGACTCCTTCTAATTCTTCCATCTTCCAATATTCAGGCCATAAAGGTTTTTGACTATCAGGAAAGATTGCAGGGAACTCTACGACTTCCCACTGATCTGCATGATCTTCGCCTTGTTTTCTTAACAATCGCCCTGTTAAATCTTTGACTGACCATCGTGTCATGACAATAACAATAGCTCCGCCTGGCTGTAGCCTTTGTCGGGGACCAGAACTGTAGTATTCCCAAGCATTGTCCAAGGCCGTGGGTGAAAGGGCATCTTGCTCTGAGTGAATATCATCTAATACGAGTAGATCTGCACCACGTCCTGTTACCGCACCGCCAATACCAGAGTAGAAAGCTTCGCCGCCGCCATTGGTCTCCCACCTTCCTGCTGATTTACTATCTGCTTTTAGACTGACACCAGGGAAAACATCTTGATACGCTTCTGAATCTATTATGTCCCTGACCTTTCTACCAAAACGAAACGCTAGTTCTGCGGTGTGTGTAATCTGCATGACCTTTAACTTTGGATTACGGCCCAAGATCCATGATGGAAAGAAAGTAGAAGCAAATTCAGACTTGGTATGTCTTGGTGGCATGTTCACTATCAGGCGTTTGCATTTGCCTTGGGCCACTTGTTCTAGTTTTTCTGCAAATATCTGGTGATGTCTGCCTTCTACAAAGTCTGGCCACATGTGATTGATGTAGGTCAAGAAACTTTCCTGTCCTTCACGCTGTAGTTGTTTAGATTTGAGAGCTTCAGTAAGTTCCAGGAGTTCTCTAGTAGCTTCTGGGTACTGCGCGGATAATCGTTCTAAGTTTATGTCAGGACTTTCCATGCCAAATATTTTGAAATTTTAAAATTTTTTGTGGGCAAATCGTTTTCTATGTTTCCTATGATGAAGGGGTCAAGACTATTTGTCAAAGTTTCTGGATATTCTCTCCATGTCTGTTTTCTTCTCTTATATACAACCCACTCGCTTCGCTCGTAGGGGGGGATAGGGTATAGATTCATTCCAATAGATATTAATGAGCTTCGCTTGTTTCCAGTTAATATTCTATCGGACTCATTCTATACCCTATCCCCCCCTACGAGCGAAGCCGAGCGGAGCGAGGCAAGGCGGACACACACGCGCAAAAGGTTGACTATATGGGATATTTATGCGTGTATCTTATAGACTTATTACATACGATTGTTTAATATGTACTTACTTATTCATTAATCACAAAGGAGAAGATATGAAATTAAAAATAAGTATGTTTAATAATAATGGGTTAGAGGTAGCGAAGGCGATAGAGCCTAACTGCACTAGCCTTATCATCAATGGTGTTGTTGTAGTTGCCAATGGGCAGATACAAGAAGACACACCTTTACTAGAAGATCATGAAGCAGAGCATGGCGCGATTGTAATGCAAGGACAAGGGTTATTATCATGAAGGATATTATATTTTTCAGCATGGCAATTCCTGTAAGCATTGGCATAGCAGTCTTTTTTGCTACTGACTATGGTTACTATTTATTGTCCGTTCTTTTATTTTTTAGCGGTGCATTGTGTGGAATGAGCATACTTGCATTAGCAGATATAGACATAAGTGGAAAGGTTATAACTCCACGCAATTACAGGAGCAAGTAATGAGTACTAAAGATATGCTAATGGAAATAGAGCAGGAGGTTGAGTGCCACCTGCAGTGTGAAACAATCGAGGAGGTCTTCGACAGAGTGATGCAGACAGCAGTCAGTCAGTATGGCGAAGTCCTCGTTGGTTCTGTGGTCGAACAACTTTGGAGCGATTACAGTTTGAACAGTTACTACAAGCACCGTGGGGAGTAACCAACCAAAACAAGAAAGGGCGACATCAGTCGCCCTTTTTTTATTTGCCAACAACGATCCATCCAGGCTGGGAGCCGTCGGCAGTCAGTCAGAACAAACAAGCAAGCAAGCACAACGACTAACCAATTTGTTTATTAGTCTCTAAAAATTGGTTAGTCGTTGTGCTTGCTTGTATGGGATAAATTGTATAAAATGTATGTGTGGTGAGAGTTATACAGGATATAGTAACCCTTCATAAAAGGATGTTGAATTATATTAACCAAAGCTCTAAGCGTTACTTGTAACTTTGGTCTCATCACACTTTTATTAACTAAGGAGAAATATTATGGGAATGGATGTATATGGGATTAACCCTGAACTAAAGTCAGAAAAACCGATCGCACCCGATTGGGATACTGCAACTGATGAGCAAAAAGATAAATACTTTGGAGAGTCTCTGCAATGGGAGGCAGAAAATCCAGGGGTTTATTTTAGGAACAATGTTTGGAGCTGGCGACCGCTTTGGGATTATGTTTGTTTGGCTTGTGGCGACACAATGACAACAGACGATCTTGAGGCTGGTCATTACAATGACGGACATGAGATAGAGGAAGAACAATGTGCGGTCATTGTCGAGCGTTTGGAATTTCTTTTGAAGATTGGCTCAGTTGCCAAGTACGAAGTAGAAAGAAAAGTACAAGACAAAGAAAGCGAGGACTATCCGTTTGATGAAGAGAACGTTAGAGACTTCGTGAATTTTGTCAAGCATTCGGGCGGGTTTAAGATTTGTTAAACACTTCTCCTAGAGTGGAGGGCGTGGGCATAAAAGCTCACGCCCTTTTTTTATGCCCACCATCTTTACCTGGTTACGGCGTCCCAGCCCAGGTAACTGGCGTTCTAGCCAGAACAAACAAGCAAGCCTCTTAAACCCTTATATCTAAAGGGTCTACAACTACTATGTTTTATCTCCCAGGCCAGCAGGATCCCAGGCGTCTGGTCAATCAGTCAGAACAAACAAGCAAGCAAGCCCTTGAAAGGTGCTTACCATATACCTTTCAAGGGCTTGCTTGGGCGAGGCCG